GCGCCTGGCCAAAAAGTATTAGATGATAAATCTAAGAACTTTAGTAAGCATGTGTATTGGCCCTTAAGACATCAATTTGGTGTTGCTAATAGTAATTTTGCAACAACATATGGAAACTGGGCAAAGGTTGGAGATGGAACAAGTGGTACACAAACTTGGATTCCGTTCTCTGGAGTTGCTGCAAAGATCTTTGCACAAAACGATGCAGCATATGCACCGTGGTATGCACCTGCTGGATTCAATCGCGGTGTTGTTGGTGGTGTAAATGATATTGCTATTAGCCCAACACAACGTCAAAGAGATCAATTATATAGAATTGCAATCAATCCTGTTACACAATTCCCTGGTGAAGGAATAGTTATATTTGGCCAAAAGACGTTGCAACGGACACCCACGGCATTTGATAGAATTAATGTTCGTAGGTTGTTCCTCGACTTAGAGAAAAGAACAAGAGAGACATTGAAATTCTTTGTCTTTGAACCTAATACGTTCCTAACAAGAAACAAGGTTGTTAATACATTAACACCAATGTTTGAAAATTGTAAACAAACAGAAGGTGTATATGATTACCTTATTGTTTGTGATGATAGGAACAACCCTGCTAGTGTTATTGATCAGAATGAACTGAGAGTAGATATCTACTTAAAGCCCGTTCGTGCCGCAGAATTTATATTGGTTAACTTCTACGCAGTTAATACAGACGTTAGTTTTCAGGAGATAGTTGGACAATAAATTAAAGTGAACACTAAATAATTATAACATCATGGCTGATATTAAACAAACAATTCAAGATTTTTATAAGGTAGCTCAAACGAGGGACTTTGCACGTGACTTTCAATTCCGTGTATTAGATATCGCTAATAAGGGCGTACCTGTCTTTACTGAAGACGATTTAGTATATGCTACCACTGCTACGCTTCCTGGGAAAACAATTGCGACAAAGCCAGTACCATATAATGGGTTTGAATTTAGAGTACCTGGTACTGTTTCTTATACTAACAGTGATTCTTATACAATTGATTTTTATTGTGATGCAACAACAAATGCCCGCATTGCAATGGAAAATTGGATAACTGAAACATATGATGACGAAACTACTACAGGTGATGGTATCCTTCATAATAATAGTACTATTACATTAGTTCAATTAAACACTAAATTTGAACCAATGCGTACATATAAACTTCACGGTGTTTTTCCTGTTGATTGTGGCGAAATCGGTTATTCAATGTCTGGTGACGGAGAAATTGCTACAGTCACTATAGCTATGGCGTATCAATTCTTCAGGAGAGATCCTGCTATACGTGGTACTGTTAATACTATAGGTAAATTAGCTGGTGCTCTAGTAGGTTAATTGCCTTAAATATTTACATATGGCAGCCAGCCTTCAATTAGAAAGCTCTGGTGTAACAGATCTTAGACAAAAGTTCTATGAACTATTACTACAGTTTTCAACTTTTCCTGCAGCACAAAATTTCTTTCTAGTTCAAATCCACGGCCTACCTGGGACTGTAATAGAAGAAAATGTAGATAAGTTAGGAATACGACCCGGTACTGGATCGTCGACTGGATTAAATTTAGCTAAAAAACAAGTATTTCAACCATTCTTTGGTGGTGGAAATAACTGGATGTTTTTAGCAACAGGGGTCAATCTTACTACGGAAACTACATCTGTAAATAATAGAGGTACATTAATTAATGGTTTATTACCAGTTGGTCCTTTTATGGAGTCAAGAGAATTTCCTGATAATGATTTAGATATACAATTCTCTGAAACTAATGTAAGCATTATAGATAGTTTATTTAGATCATGGGTTCAATTATACAGTGTATATGGTAACTTAGGAGACCGACCACTATCAACAGATGTATCAATATATTTTATATCGAAGCAAAACGACAACCCATATGATAGTGCACCATTGATTAATAAAATATATACATATAAAGATTGTATACCATATGTAATAAAAGATGCTAATGTTGCAGAGTATGATGGTGATATAAAATTAGGCTCTATAGCAGTAGGTTGGAGATTTTCTAAATACGATGTCCGTATACCAGTACGAGGTGCGAACTTACAAAAAGGTATTATGGAAGATTTTATGCCGTTACCAACAGAACATGAAATTCCATATCTTCCTGATGGAGGACCATTAGATCAACAAGAAATTGATGCTGAATTTTCTTTACAGTACAGCCAAAAAGAACCACCTCCTCAAAAAACTATTAATGATACCGACGAGAAGACTCCTGAATTCGTATGGATGGATCCATACGCCGAGCTCGAACAGGATAGATTAAAACGAGGTGAAGATTTAACACTCGATGCTGCAGAGAAAAACGAACAACTCGCTAAGGAAGATATGCGCCAAGCCAGCGCTACTTCTAGGAAAACAGATGTTAGGATAAAACCATCATTTGATCCTCTAGCTCCTAAACCTGCCGGTCCGATGTTCCCGGGATTACCAGAACCAGATTTAACTGAAGATCAAAATACAACAGGTACCTTCCCTGGTGCACCACCTATAGGTGGACCGATAAAACCTCTCGTTGATCCAAAACAAGAGAATAGAATTCAACAAGATCTTAAAAATATACAAAATAAAAAAGATGATAAAGTTCTTTTTGACTTATTGAAAAAGCAACCAGATTTTCAATCATATAAAAGCCAAAAAGATATTGCGATCGCAGAACGCACCGCAGAACAAAAGAAAAAATTGTTTCAAGATTCCCTACAAAGAAATAAAAAAAGAATAGATGATAAAGGAAAAGATATCCGTGAAGCTAGCGCTACTTCAAAGAAAAGCACAAAGCCTACTATAGACATACCATTTAACCCTGTTCAAGTAGATAAATGGACGAAACAACAACAAGAACGAATTGAAAAAGAGAAGAAAAAAGGCGGGGGTGGCGGTGGTTAAAAATTAAATGATAAGTTATAACGACGTATTAAAAGTTTCTAAGCTTTATAAACATAAACAATACGATAAAGTATTTTCATATATTACCGAAAAACTACCAAGTAAAAATATTATAGATTTTTTGGAAAAATGTAAAGCTGAAAAATTTATAGAAACTAACGATTGTATAAAATTAGATATATCAAAAAAAGAATTAATAATTTATAAAGACGATTTTCTTAAAAACTTACCTCTAGATAAAGAAGATATTTATCATATTGACAATTACAAAATTACTATAGGATATCCGAGCACAGGCTCAACATTACCTGCCTCTTGTATTAAAAAAATTCAATATCAAAATATATTCTTAGATGTTAATCCGAACAACTATGATTATATACCTTTATCGTTGGTAAAAAAATGTACACCATATATAAAAACATATCTTAATAAATTAAATGAAATGTATGTGTATTATGTAAATGAAAAATATAATAGTGGCTTTCTATATCATAAAGATATAATTATAAATATAATATATTTGTGTTTCGTTCAAGATTATGACAGTTTAATACAACAGCAGTTACTTCTCATGAAACAATATAATTTTACATATCAAGATTTTAATAATATTACAATAAATTCAATAAATGCATATGTAAAAATAATTAATTTAAAACTCAATAAAGATGACTGAACTATTAAATAAATTTAAAAATTTATGTATAACTAATGTTATACTTCCGGATAGTAAAGAAATAACTTTAAACAAATTAAATGTAAATTTTCAAACCAAACTACACTCTCATTTTACCAATCTCCCAGATGATTCGGAAAATGTTGATAATCTTTTTGTACTTGAATATATTAAATTTATGAACAAGTACATAATTGAGCTTCATTCAGAAAGAACATTCACTCATAGAGATAAATTATTTCTTCTTGATTTTTGGAAAAAAGATATAGAGTCTTCTGATAAATCTTCTAACTTCTCAGAAGATTTAAAATGTATAGATAAATTAAATGATATCAAATTAAAACTTAATTTAAATAACATACAACCTTTAATTAAATTTAAACAACCTACTTTAGAAGAAGAAAATAAAATATTAACATTTTTATTGGAAGATGCCAAAGAAAAAACTGATATGGATATAATCTTTTTTGATGTTTTTAGATTCTTACATTCAATAGATATTGATAAGCACGAATATCTTATAGACAATATATCTATACAGGAATTACATAGCCTATTTTTATTATTCGATATAGAACATCTTCGAGAAATCTCAAAAACAGTATCTAAAGTTCTTGAAAAAGTAACTGATACCCGCTTACTTGAAGCCGATTATTCCTCTTTTTATTGATTTTTAAATTAAATATCTATAGAGATGCCCGATGACCCTATAGGTGTACAATTAATAAAAAAGATAGGCGATGCGCTAGAAAACGTATCAGCCGGTCTCGCTGATGTCGATCGTAATACCGAGGACACAAAAACAGCAATAACTCAGCTAAATACTGACTTTGTTACATTATTTGGAGCAAAAGGCGCTCTATCAAAACTTTTATTAAAAGAACAAACTCATAGTAAATCTTCGAAGACACAACTTTCAAATATACATAACAAATTAGGTGGAATACAAACATTAATAGACATCAATAAACAACAACTTGATGAATTAAAAAAAATGTCACCAGGAGGGCCTGGGTTATCAGGAGCTACTAAACGAAAAAGCGGCATGGGTGGAGGTGCTCCTGTGTCCGACTTTTCAAAATCTGACTTAGAAGCACTCTTAAAAAGATCTAATAAAGGTCTTGGGTTAAACTTAAGAACCGTATTAGGAGGTGGTGCCCTAGCGGCATTCGGTGTTCCTCAAATGTTATATAAAGCTGCAGGAGCATTA